CCGGTCGCGGTGGAGGTGATGCCTTTAGCGAAGGATCCGAAGCCCATTAGAAGTGATCAATAAGACCAGGAACTCCATACAGAGGCATTGGTCGTGCGCATCGCATCTGGAAGTAGCCGTCAAAGATGAAATGCGGTTCATCCTGTACGGCAACGATGCGGTCGATTGGTGGATTGTCCTCGATGAACGAGGAGTTAAGTACCGGCAGTGACGCGAAGTCCTGTGACAGATGCCAAACGTCTAAAGACTGTGCGTCTGCGGATCGGAATTTGCCGGTTACGAGTGAAGGTTTATAGCGGTATTCGGCGAAGCGTTCTTGGTAGCCAAAGACTTGGTTATCTATGGTTGGGTCGCCAGACGTAAAGATTTCTTTGTTTAGAATTTCCTGTTCGCCGAGGTGAGCAAGTGAAGGCCAATAATAATCGAACCGCGTTTCGCGGCTGAACATACGATTAAGGCCTTGCTGATATGTGAGGTCTGCTCGGACGTTTACTAGTCCGATAATTACGCAATGTTCCGTAAAGGATTTGGTGAATCCGTGTCCGTTAAACGAGACGGTTCCCATTGCTGCTAGGTTGCCCTGCGGTGTGCTGGGTTGGTTGTCAAATGATTGCGTTGTCTGCGCAATCGGTGAGATGTGAATCGGAGAAGACCCACCGCCTAGATATTCGGGTCGCTGTAGCCGGGCATCCGGGGAGGTTACACCGAAGTGCGATCGAATAATTTCCGTATAGCGTGTGCCGCCTCGCGCGTCACGCTCGAACATGCGTTGTGTTTGAAAGGCTAGGCGGAGGTCGTTAATTGTTACAGCGGTTGCCGCTGAGAGGTCGGCTTCTAGTGAAGGCCAGTTCCAGTGTGCTAGTTCTGTTGGGTCGGGCGGTGTGATGCCCTCGTAGCCATTCCATTCGGCTGTGCCGATGCGGCCTGAGCTGTTGCCCATGACGAGGGTTTCCCCGTTGCCGGTTCCGCCAACGAGGAAGGAAGGTTGATTTTGTTCGTCGGGGACGACTGGAGCCGTCGAGCCGAGGGGAATCGATACCGGGTCGCCCTTCTGAGGCCACGGTAAAGCGCTCGTAAAATAGTCATGTCTTTTTCCCCGACGTAAGAGATCGTAGTTCGTTATTGATTCAGTGCCGGAAGCGGTAACGACTGTGACGGATGGTTGTAGGTTTTGGTCTCGAAACCATTCGTTCCATACAAGGTTATAAGCACGATGCCAAAGAGAACTAAATTTAGGAAGGTCAGTGCCGTGAGGTACGCCAAGATAGTCTGAGAGATCCTGAGAAGTGACAAAGCGTCCTTCTGTGAAATGGGGGTGAACGAAGTCTGTGCTGTCGCCCGGGTTGTCCTGTGCACCATTGAATTTTTCCCAATCTTCCCATATGAGTCGTATGGGTACTGCGAAGAAGAATGTATCCATGAACATATTGTCCATGATTGGTTTTATCGGTGTTGCGAGTCGTGCGAAGGCTGAGAGCCTAGCGTTAAAGGTGTCCCCAGGCAGTGCCTCGTCTGCCAGTATGGGGACTAAGAATCCACCGTCGAATGTAGTTTTTATGGAGTGTGATCTATCGAATGAAGAACGAGGAATTTTTACGTTCGGGATTTCGGAGAACTTGTGCTGGTGGACTGATTTGCGTTTACGAGACATTATTTTTTCCTACTCGGGTGATAGGTATTGGAGACCGTTGCCGATTTTGCCGTTGATTTCGGCCGGGGTCAATAGTCCTTTGTCGTCGTCCCAAGTGCCGACGCAGAACAGAGTGTAGTCCTCTGGTGCTTTGCCGTATTGGTTTTCGGTTGAATTGACGGCCTGTGTGAATGCCCTTTCGGCCATTGCGTCCGTAGCCATGAAGAATGGTGCGGAGTAGCAGTTGGCTGCTTTGTCGTGGATTGAGTAGATGTTGACGTTCATTAGATTCTGTCTCTGTTGTTGATGGTTTTAGATTGAATTATCCGTTGTTGGTGCTCTATTTCGCCCATGCGTTTTCCGGATATTTCTTGAGTGTGCTTTTCCGCGCTCTGCCTAAGCAGCTCGCGTTGGGTTTCATATTTGGTCGGATTTTCTTTTTTCAAGATGTCCCAGTAGTAATTGGGGACTGGGTATTGTTTACCGGCTAGTGTGACGTAATTTTTTGACCACAGGTCTGTGTCGCTGTATTTCCTGTACCAGTCGTATCCTATGCCTGGTCTCCGGCTGGACAGCATAAATTCCGGTTCTACTGCGACCATTTCGCCGCTGTAGCCAACGGGGCGCGTGTACGCTTCTGCGGCGTTCGAGCCGGTTATTTTTTTGTGTACGTAGCCTGCGACGTAGCGTGCTGAGTCGAAGTTGACTTCTCCAACGGTAGAGAAGCCGTATTCCCAAGTGTTTTGTAATAGTTCCGAGGTGAACAAGTCGTTCGCCCCTCGGGAGTGCAAGATTTTGTCCGGGAAGTCGTAGCCGAATAGACAAATGTGATAGTGGGGTCGTTGTGTTCTTCCGCCGTATTCGCCACAGGCGAAGTAACGTATTTTTATCGGATTGATTTTTTTCCTTAGGCGTTTCATGAATTTCTGGAGATGTTCTTTGCATAGGGATTCGTCCAATGGAAGATTTTGGTCGTCGTAGGTTAGCGTGATGAAGGAATTCGCCTCGTGGAGGCTGGATTCGTGTGTGCATCTGACTGCCCACTCCCGAGACCGGGAGAGGCGGCAGTTCATGCATTGACCACAAGGGAGCGAGTAGACGGCGCGGTCGTTAAGCGCCATCTGTTTGCGGAGAAAGACCATTTTTCCGCAGTTCCCCTTGTAGGCCAGTAGGGGATTTGTGCAAGCCATTAGATTCTAAAGCCGCCTCGCATGGGGCGTTGTTTGCTGTTGATCCTTTTGGCGTGTGCTGTTCCCTGAAACATCCGCTTAGAGCGGCGTTTCTTGAGTTTTGATCGTTTTCGCATAGCTCAATGTCCTTTTATTTGTTGGGTTGGAGGGGTGTAGTAACTGATGGTGTCAGTTAGCATAGTTATATCAAGTAATAACTATGCATTTTAGCGGGTTTAGTTGCCCGCGTCACGTGAAGGACTTTCGTCCGAAGTAGGTGCGGGATTCCCGTCAGGCTGCGCAGCTGGCCTCTGAGCGGCTTTCTGGGAGTCCCGCATAGCCTGGGTAGCCTCGGGCGTTAAAAAGCCCATATCGGCCATTTCCGACAGGTTGTCGGGGTTTTCGAAGAATTCGAGCATTCCTGCCGGGTCGCCGAATTTCTCTTTGAAGTCAGCCGGGAGAGCGTCGAAGCCCTCTTCGGCTGTTTTTACGATTTCGATTGACTCTCTGAAATCGTTCGCAGGCGCGTAGCCATAGTGTGGCTGCCTGTGGTTCAGGTGTGTGATCTGCCCGGATTTCATGAACCGGGACATGATTGCGTTTATGTTGCATTCGCTTGCGTGTGCCTGCTCGGTGAGGCTTTCGCCTGTGAATTCTGTTTGTACTCTGCGTCGTGGAACCATAGAAGAAACCAGCTTAGCAGCTGGTTTGGGTTTAGCAGATGACGAATTAGATTTTTTAGCGGTCATAGCGTCGATTCCTGTTCGGTGGATTGAATCGGTTGCGTCGTGTTTTGCCGCCGATTGTGGAGCGTGAGCCTCTGATTGTGCCTGAAGGCCGTTTAGGTCGTGCCTGTTTGGGCGCGGCTTTGCCGCCAGGTTTCGAGCCGAGGAAGTTACCAATGATGGCTTTACCCTGTTCGACAGTGTTCTGAATGCCTTTTGCGGCGTTCTCGCCGGGTGACGTTGCACCGACAAAGGCTTCCAGTGCTTTGCGTTTCTCGGTCTCGATGATTGCTTTGTTTTCTTCCGCGACTGCTTTTGCGGAGTGTATACGAGTTCTGGCTCGTGCCTCGCCTGCTGTTGCGACTGCGGAGTCTGCTTGCGCTTGCGCTTGAATTGTTTGAGCGCCTGTATGGCGCTCTTGTGCTTTCATGTTGCGAAGCTCTTGTCCCAAGCGAGTGACTTGCTTCGCTGAGTTTACGGCGTTTGCTGTGAGGTTTTGCATTGTGGCTTGAGCGCCACCGGGAGTAGAAGACCCGCCGTATTTAGCTGAGAGTATTGGATTAAGACCCGCAGCGCGTAAGTCTTTTACTTGTCGTTGATGAGCGGTGTTAGACATCCGCTCTTGGAATTTGCGGTTTAGCTCCGCTTGTTTTGCGTTGGCTTCGTTCGTTAAGTACGTACCCGCTAGATCGGCGCCGCCCAGTAGGGCTGTTCCGCCGATAGTGCCGGCAATGCCGGCCGGGTTCGCGAGTGTGGTCAGGCCGATGCCCCCACCGCCGCCGCCGACTAGGCCGCCGGTCGCGGTGGAGGTGATGCCTTTAGCGAAGGATCCGAAGCCCATTAGAAGTGATCAATAAGACCAGGCACTCCATACAGAGGCATTGGTCGTGCGCATCGCATCTGGAAGTAGCCGTCAAAGATGAAATGCGGTTCATCCTGTACGGCAACGATGCGGTCG